ATCAGCTTCCTTAATGAACATCTACACTCAAAATTACAATGTATTAAGAGTGATGTCAGGAATGGCAGGCACGCCTTACAGCAATTAAAAAAAATATAGATGGTTTTTAATTGCTGTAAGCCGTGCCTGCCATTCCTGACATCACTCTTAATACATTGTAATTTTGAGTGTAGATGTTCATTAAGGAAGCTGATGCAGTTCCTAAGTAAGCTTCGGTGTAACCAGCGGAGACACTGTTGTATAAACCACATTGAACTTGTAAAGTTGCGTTGTCGATACGAGAGAAGTTGCAAGTGCCAGTTGGTTGGTGATCTTCGGCTTTGAGGGCAAAAGAGTATACGTTAACACCATCAGCAGGAGTGTTGGAGAAGTGTTGAGCGGGTTGAACGTAGTTGAAGTAGTTGCCATCTCTGTCTTGGAAGCGGTCGTGACCGTTTAATTGTAATTTGGCACTGTAAACGGGGTTATCAGTTCCATCAACAAAGTTTCCGTAGTTGAAGTGATCAACAACACTGACAGTGGCTAAATCAAGAACTGCACCAACGGCACCACCAGTAGATAAATCAGATTGTCTCTTGGATAAATCTTCAGCAGTTAAGTTATTTCTGACAACAATGGTGTTGTTTAATAATTCACTTAAACCAACTCCAAGGGTAAGTTGAGCATTAGCTGCAGCTGCAATAGTTGCAACAATCTTAACTTCAATTTTGCCTAATAAAGCAGTTACCATTGCACTAAGACCACCAGCGGTAGCGGGTTCTACAACATCACCAACAGTTACAGCGGGAACAGTGGTTACGTTAGCAGCTCCAATAGTAACAGCTGCACCAGCTCTGGTTGCTACATATAAAACTTTAGCAAAGCGATCAGCTGCATCTTTCCAAGTGGAAGAACCAGCAGCCCAAGCAACCCAGTTTTGACGAGTAGCGTGTCTTTCAAGATGGGGAGCCCATACTAAGTATTTGCAAGGGTGGTTGAAGTTGAGTCTGTATTTGGCAGTGGCAGCAGTTAAGGATTCAGAGCCAGTGAATTGTAATTGTTCGATTAAGTATTCGTGAGAAGCTTGAGCGAAACGTTTACGTTCTTCAGAATCTAAGTATACATAGTCAATTAATAAGTAAGAATCACTCATTAAACCAGTGCCAGAGGGAGCGACACCGGAATAGTTGACTAATCCAGAGAAGTCTCTGAATTTAAGAGTAACACGTACATCGTGGTATTGTAAAGCAATTAAAGGTAAGGCTAAACCGTCGTTGCGGTTAAACCAGAATTGTAAAGGAACGTACATTTGGTAAGCTCTCATAGCATTAGTGTCAATGTTGGAGAGTTCGGGAACATCACCAATCATTTTAGCATAACCACGTTCTTGACCGACTTTGTGGGTCAATTCGTACCAGATGTTTAACCAATCACCGTAGTGTTCATCGATTTTGGAACCTCCAATTTCGATTTTGCATGATTCGACCATAGCGTGACCTAAACGTCTGACGTAGCCCCAAGCGGCTACTTTGGTAGCAGCGTTTAATTTAACGGCTACGTACATGTTGGTGATTAAATCACCGTTTCTGTTGATGTTGCAAGTAACGGTACGACCGAAATCGGCAGCACCATTCCAGGTTTGTTGAATAGGTTCGACTGAAAAGTTAGTATGTCTGCGGTAGACTACTTTGAAGACAATTTTATTTTATAGATGTAAAACCATCATATTTAATGTATTTTATAATAATTTTAAAGTGTTTAAATATTTCATCAATATCTATTTTATCTTTTTTATCCATCTATAAAATGTGCTAATGGTTTCCCATTAGAGTAGACTATATCTTAAGCCATTATTTTAATGACCCACTGACATTTAGTCGTTGAACTGCATCCCTATACAGAGGGACTTGGCTGCTGATTATCCAATTTCTATCATTTTTACCTCGGCTTAATTTAATTAAGCACATCTAAGTTTTTACTCTTAGCCATCTGAATATTTCTATTCAAACTTGGTAGATAGAACTCTAAGGAACAATTGAAATATACTATTTCAACTATAACTTACACTCCTAATGGAGTTAAGGAACATTGAAATTATTTTATAATTTCAACTATAACTTACACTCCTAATGGAGTTAAGGAACTTCCAGCAATTTGACAGTGTTGCTATTTGTTTGGGTGGTAACAAACAAATAACTAGCATTTGGGAGTTAATTACTACGAATCAACTTGTAAAATCCCTAATCGGTTTGTATTAATCCTATTTTACTCTCGGATTAATCGAAATGCTTTTCTACTCTCTTCTGTGTTGTCT